TTCTAATAATATGTCCACCATCTCTATAAATGGCCGGCAATGCCGTTTTTTTACCAAGTAAAACTGTTCTTCAATATCCCTTTGAGCATCATAAAATGTTTGAACTGTCCAATCATATTTAGTTGATACTGGGATAACAAAGATTGCCTGCGTAATTTGGCTAATCATTACATAGGCAAAAGGCTTGATTATTTTGCTATCAAAACCATGCACGGTATCTACAATCACTGGGTTAAATGGGAAATCATCAACATTTTTAAATGATCTACTACTACTTTTAACTTCTAGTATTAGATCATCAACCACAATGTCTTTTTCATTTAGGGTTTTATCTCTGATCTCATCATGAGTTGTAGCAATGGTAAATTCAGGTACATCTACCTTTGGCACACCAAATTGTTGTAATAAGTCAGCAACATATTGATTGTAGCCATGCCCTTCACGCATAGCCTTATGGTAATCAAATTTACTCATTGGGTTTGTAATCTATGTGATTCACACAACCACACCCGGCACACTTACGCACACCGTTTATGTTAAGCATCCTAGGGTCATTGCAAACTTCACAACATTCACTAATTGGCACAATATCCAATTCAACGCCATTGTCTGTAAAGGTTGCTTTGACCCCATACTTATCAATCATTTCCATATCACCCATTGTTACCCCCAGGGTAAAACCATTTCCCATCTTTACTCATGGTTGCCCATTTCGCTTCACAACCTTTTGGACATGTGTAACCGTAGTAAGGCGTACCACGGCCTTTAGATATTCCGGTTTTCAAAATCATCTCGCCATGTTCACAAAATTGAACAGCCGGTACGGTAGTTGCAACTGCATCAACTACTTGATCTAAAGACATTGGCAATGGGTTTGTAACTTCTTCCTTCTTTTCTTCTACAAACTGATGGCGCATAATCCTTTCCATCAACGCTGATTTACTACCAGGGCTTCCATAAACCAATTTGTCAGGTATTGGTTCAGATGGTCTTGACAATAATTCCGAATCTAATGATTGTGTAGGTGTAACAGCCCATGATTGCCGGGCTTTAGCGGCCATTACTTCTTGCTTAGATGCAACGCGCTTTGTAGCAGATTTCATAGCCGCAACAATGGCTCTACCCCAAGCAGAAGTTTCACAAATCATTAACTCTGATCCGGCGGTCATGCCTTTACCTGGGATTTGTTCCCAGGCAACGGCTACCCCAGGGCGCACATCATGTGGATCACGGTAACAGGCGGCGGTATAAACCACATAGGTTTTACCTTCAACCTGCACAATGTCATAAGGCTTATTTGGGTTATATGGTTGCAATGATGCTTCCGGATAGGCTTCCTTTAATTGGGCTATGCGTTCAGCCACATCAACATAATCATTCATGTTCATTATTTAGATTCTCTATCCCAAAGGCTTACAACCTTTTCCATTAAATATTCATTATCCGCTTCAAGCATCTTTTGGCGCATTGATGGATGTGTTCTTACGGTAAATTTTTCTACCTTAACATTTGTATGTTTTGTATCGGCAGTACCGCGTTTATAGCCACTTTTAAAACCTTTGTCATAGCCATTTTCAACTGCCACCATCCAGGTGACACCAATTAACAATGCCACCAATGTAAAAAGGCAAATTGTTATTAACCAACCGTATATCTCATAGTTCATATTTCACCGCTTCCTTGAACTTGTCTAACCAATAGGCTTCAACCATTTTGGCTGACAGCCTTCCTCTAACCTGTTTTGCGCCTATTGCTTTTTTGGCGTGTTTGCGGATTAGAGAAGCCTTTACAAAATGCCTACGCTTTTCATCAACATAAGCACCTGATTCTTTATCATATTTGACTAATTCCAAGTCATTACCTTTTCTAATTCAGCCGGTAATGCAACCGGATCAACATTGTTTATTACTTCATAAACAGTGCCATTTGGATGTATAGATGGTGGTAACACAACATAACCTTTGTGTTTAATATCTATACCTGGTATCACCTTGCCTTTGAATTGCTTGGTTTTATCTGCAAGGTAATAGAAATGAAAACCGTTATCTGTTTTAACAGTATGGGTATTAGATGTAACACACATACGGCGATATTGTTCCCATAAAATCCTGGATGAAATATTGCGTATATCAAAATCCAGTACAACCAAATTAGATTGCACAATGGCCAAGCCAATATTTAAATCCGGATCATCTTTAAACCATTTATTAACAATGGTTACATCACCACTAGCATCCAAATACCCATGTCTTAAAAACTTGCAAGGCTCTTTAGATTGTGGTTTTAATGGCAGAACCCACCAACCTTTTTCTGCATAGGCTACGGCGTTCACGCATACACCCATGATCCACGGTAGTTGGTGGTAAAACAATATTGCCCAACTGCATTGTCAAATGAAATGCTGTAATCCCATTTGTTCTGTTTTAAAAATTCGGTAGCCAATATAACTGAAGCATAATTATCTACCCAATAAATAAATAAATGTGACCAACAAATTGTGTCAGCAAATCGGTCTTTTTGTTTTAGCCAATCTGATTCAGTAGCCCATTCCATTTGACATTCTGTCAAACCCTCAAATTGATTTGGTGTAAGTTTCATTATTTTGCACCTAATTTGTGTGATTTGAATTCTTCTTTAACTTTTTTGACTGCATCAGTTTTGTAACCGCGTGATTTAGGGAGATTTTTGAAAGTGCTAAAACTTCCACATGAACAACTTGCAGATACATAATAACTTTTACTCATTGCTGTAATTTTCAATGTGTGATTCATGCTGACACCTTGAAATTGTTTTTATTGGCGACAATGTCTAGCACGCAATCTTTACAAATTAGATCACCGGCTATTGATTGGTATGAATACACTTGACGCTCTTTTTCACACATTTTGCAGTTCATTTAATTAACCCCCTTCAGGTCAATTGCGTTTACAAATGCAATTAAACACTACCCCACTGACAAATGCAATTGCCCAGGGCGGCGTTTCCTGTGATTTAGGTCACCCGAAGGCTTTACCCATAGCCGTAAATGAGCCATCCACATTAAATGGGATCATCTCCACGCTCACATTGCCACGCTTAACATGGATGATGACCGCACCTGCCTGCCAATTGGCGTAGCCTTTGGTATAAGCCATCTTTTTTAGGTCACAGGTGTGACCACATTCAACCCCTACTAAAACACGCTCTAAACGGCCATTAAAGGCTTCTGAGGCACATGTGTAGCCCAATCTGTGCGTATGCCCCGAAATTACTGAACGCCCCCACCTTTTACTAAGGTTCAACGCGGTCTGACCAGCAATATTAGATATAACCCCTTCATCCCCATGACACAGCACAAAGTTAGTGCCAGGTATCGCATAAGGCTGTTTTGCATAATGAATTCCTAAATCATCAAAACCCATAAATTTTGCATACTGCAACTCAGGTAATCCCATTAGGCCTGGTATGCGCTGAACCGCCTTGTATAACCTATCTGAATGATTTGATCTGCTAACTACATCTGTTTTTAATTCAAATAAAATATCCTGACATGTGGCTCTATCTTCATCCAGGGTTTGCATAAATGATTCGGCTTTACCATCTGCAAACCTAGAAATAGTATTGAAATCCATTTCATCACCAACATTTAAAACTAAATCAAATTTAAAAGCATTAACCAATTTCTTTAAGTTAGTTACCGCTTCTGTAAAGTGAAATGGAACTTGCAGGTCACTGACCACAAGATACCGAGCGTTAAATGACTTATCGCGCTTAATCTTCATCCTCGTCATCTGTTGGATCAATCCGGGGAACTATCTCATTTGGTTTATTTCCTGTAATCCAATCCGGAATTGATGTACCAGGTTCAGTGATTAACCAATAAGCAACTTCATTAGTGAACCCGGCGGCTTTGGCGGCGCGGTACATCTCATTAAGAGTTACATAATGAGTTTCAAGTTTGTTTAATTGTTCAGCCTTACGCGGCGCACGCCTTTTGCGCTTTGTTCTCTTATTAGTTTTTTTAATGGCCATAGGTCAATTTTAGATCATACAAGCCCGCGAATAGCGCGCTCAACGCCTTCTTCTAAACTAATTTTTGGCGTGTAGTAATCGCTCATCATGGTTGGGTCACCTACCCGGTAAGCCACACCTGCCGGCTTATCGGTCAGAATTCTAAAATTCTGAGCCTTCTTTTCATACCCCAGGGTTTTTAATGCTATCTGCGCTAACTCTAAAAAGGTTGTTGGCCTGCCTGTACAAAGATTGACCGTTTGATTGCAATCATTTTTAACCATAGTTATGACCGCATCTACTATGTCATCAATGTGTATAAAGTCCCTGGTGGTTGTTGCTTTACCCCAAATGTTAAATGGGTTAGCGTTCATAATGGCGCGTTCAATAATTGATGGAAATGGATAATCTAAATCTTGATCTGTACCGTAACCGCTAAATGGTCTGAGTGTTAATACCTTTGTACCTTCTTCACGCAAGTAATTCATTAACATTTCACCGGTTAGTTTTGACCAACCATAAGACATATCCGGCTTACCCATTTTATTAAAGTTAATATCTTTTTCTTTTAACTTACGCTTTTTAGTCAGTGTTTGTAATTCAGTTGGATATGCGGCTGAAGATGAAAAATAAACTACATAAGGTTGTTCAGTTCGCATAGCCCATGTTGCAAACTCAGCATCAATGGCTAGATCAACAGCCAAAGCCAATGGTTCATTTTCAATCATCATGCGGCCACCAACTACGGCGGCTAGGTGAATTACAAGATCGTATTGTTTTTTATCTAACTGAAAAAATTTACGGCAATCAACACCATTTTTTAAATCTACTAAAGTCAAGTTAGCGTGTGGCAATGCACGCCTAAAGGCACGGCCAACAAAGCCATGTGATCCAGTGATCAATATATTCATCTATATTTTCTTACTAACTCTGCATATTCCATACTTGCCAAATATTTTTGTAAAGTTAATAAATCATTTTCATACCATTTAGGTTGATTAACCCTGGCATAGCCTTCATCCATTTCAGCCTTGCCTGCTATTGGATGTAAATGCTCAATAATTACATCAGGTAAATATTTTAAATATTCTAAATCTAGGCCTAATTGCTTTACGAAGTTATCAAAGAATAAATGGACACATCCAGGAAATGTCATGCCGCGTAACTCATTTACTAAATCCCGGCTCATGCCAAATGCTGTTGGCAAGTTAGCACCTTGCAATAAATCATCACCATAAACTATTCCAGTGTTTTGGCCTAACGCCTGAATAAAGGCTTTATCCCAACCCTGCGTTCTAGGAATGTGATCATCACCCATGAAAACAAAATAATCATATAAAGGAAATTTAGTAATATCCAACAAATAAACTGCACCGGTATTAAGAGATTTAGCACAACCACCTGTTTTATTGTCGGCAGGCAGTTTTTTATAGTTTTCACTTTTTGCGTACTCATTCCATTTTGGATCATCATTATCTATAACAATGTATAGATCAGCCTCAGTATTTGTATCTTTAAAAGCCTGTGCCAAGCGTTCGGCATTTTCAGGCCTACCCCTACTAGGTACAACCACACACATCTTCATGGCCATAGGGTAGGGGATCGGGCTGACTTACTTCTTAGATATTAGGATTTGATACAGCGTGTCTATTTTTTCCTCTATACGCGCAACCCTGCCTTCTAGGTTATGGCGGCCATTATTATCAGGTTTTAACTCACTTAGATAATGCTTTACCAGCCATCTAACGGTTGCCACTAATGCGCCTAAAATGGTTACCGTAGATACTGCAAAAGCCGCCCAATCGTTCATAGTCATTTACTATTGATTCCAAATGACTTGTCTTTAGGATCAAAGTATCTAGCCAAAGGTGCAACTAAAGCACCGGCCAAAATTGAAAATTCAGGTTTAATATCTGCAACTAAAGCCAATACGGTTGTAACGGTAGCCGCCGCAAGGCTTCTTAAATATGACTTAATAATCTCTTTTTGCTTTGTAGTAAATTTCATTCTAATCCTAACTCTTTTATTTTGTTTGTAACTTGATTTTGGTTTAACGCAATTTCAAAGTGCATATCATCTTTACGCTTCTTGTAATTGCCGCCCCAGGCTAAACCATATTTAGTTATGAGTAGGTTAATTGTATTACGCTGATCCTTATTAAATGTATTTGACTTGCCTAATGGATGTTTAATTGCATTTAGGTCAATGGCTGTACCGGATGCGTGATTACTTAAAATTCTGTCTGATCCCCTGGTCTGCCTAAAAGCATAACCCCAATCATCTAATTGGCCTTGATCTATTGGCTCAACTAATTCATGGAAATCTTTGGCAAAACTTACCAGGATTGGTGCAACGGCTTTAGCACATGCAAATTTGATCTTTGTACCTGGCACTGCAAAAGTTTCAATGCCTAATGCTTTACGATCCTCACTAGCCGGCCAACCATTAGGGCTAGTGAGTTCTCTTATTGTTGCCATTATTTAAATGCTTATGAAAGCAATAACCGGGCTTCTTCTTGCGTAATTCCTAACTTCTTTAACAGTGCAGATTTGGCTGTTGCATCAGCCGCTTCTTTTGCTTCACGCTCTACGCGTTCTGACTCAGCGGCCTTTTGTGCCGCCTCTAGATCAGCAATTTCTTCTGCTGTTAATTCAACAATACTGGTTTCACCTGTTGAACAATCTACGATTACTTTAGTTGGCATTTCTTCTCCTTTGTTAAGCGTTGGATATTCCGTATAAATAAAATGATGAGCCTGACTTAAAATTAGTACCATTAATCGGTGTTAAAGTAATTGAAGTTATTGCATCGGTAATGCGAAATAAACCAGCATTTGTATTTATGTATGTGTCTGCTGTTCCTGCGCTGTTATTTTCTGCAACGCTAAAATTACCAGTAGGTTTATTTTGGCTTGCTGTATATGATGGAATATAAATTTCTGCGCTTCCAAATGTATTAGATGTAGCAGTATCTCCATCTTGCCAACCTGCTCTAATGTTTGCAGCACTTGTTGTTCGGTTGCTAGTAGCAGTAGAAGCATTTCCAATTAAGGTAGTGGTTGAATAATTAGAACCAGTATTACCATTCAAAGTGTAAATAATTAACTCATTAGGTCCAGCCTCAGTTGTTCTAGCGGAATACCTCAACACCAAATCCGTATAGGTAGCAGGTATCGCCGAAAAGGTAACAGATGCCGCACTTGATGATAAAACATTTGAACTGATCAAAGTATATGTGGCTGGCATTTTACGCTTTCAGTATTCCGTAGAGGGTGGCGGTAGTGCCTGTGTTGAAAGTAGTACCAGCAGCACCAGATACACCTGGACCAAACTTAATGGATGATATGGCAGATGTGCTGCGCCATAAATTAACATAGGTTCTAACATTTCCAGATCCATTTAAATCTGTTGATGATGTGGCTAATGCGGTTTTATTTGTAGAACCAGCATACGAGAATATATCTAAAGTGTGAAATGTGGGTGTAGTGGCGTTAAAACTGTACCATCTTAAATAAGTAATGCTTGTATTTCTACCACTTGTAGCAGTAGCACCATCACCCTCAAGTCTAGTTTCTGAATAATTACTTCCAGTATCGTTGTTATATTGGATACCAAGAGTGCAGTTAAAGTTAGTAGTGCCTGTTAATACTAATCTTAAATCAGTATAAGCAGAACTAATTGAAGTAAACTCTATGTTTGCACTAGCACTACCCAAAGTGGTTGTTGCAATTTTCTCATATGTGGCTGGCATTATGCACCTTTGATTCCGTAGAGGGCGAATACTGTTGAAGTGGCAAAGTTTTGACTAGCAACAAAAGTTAAACTTGTTATTGCAGTTGTATCAATAAATAGACCTGAAAACACTCCAGTACGACCACTGCCGTTAGCATCTTCACCCATAAAAGAACGAATTGTTTTGTTCTTAGTTGTTGATGCATAATCAATAATGTCAATTATTCCAACGCTAGGATAAGTTGCAGTAGACCTAATTAACTGAGCAATTCCTGTCTGACTAGCAGAGCCGCCCAAAAAAACAGATGAACCATTACCAAAAAGTTGATGTTGTGCATAAGAAGCACTTGTAACACCATTACAAGTCATAGTAATTGAAGCATCACTTGCCGCACTTATCGCTAAAGTCCTTATTTGCAAATGTTTGTAAGTGCCTGGAATTGAACTAAAAGTAATTGTTGCACTTGAACCCGTGCCAGTAGCAGTAGCAATGGATTCATAAGAACTGGTAGAAGCCGCCGCACCACCACTACTAGCAATAATTCCTAAAATTGTGCTTGACATATTAGGCTATTCGGCCAACCACATACCAACTATTATCTGCAACTTCAATTAAACTAGCCGCACCAAATGTTTGAGTTATTACCGGATTAGTTGAAATCGCACCGGCTGAAGCAATTGTAACGCCCGCACCCTGGGTTATAGATACTGTGCCGGCTGATCCAATTTTAATAACATTGATAACTGATCCAGTAGTAAAGGCAACTGAACTAGACGGTGGGATCGTAATCGTAGTAGTACCTGTATTGGAATAAGTAATAAGTTTGTTATCTGCATCAGTTAAAACTAATGTGTCTGATGTGGCTGTAACCGCACGCATTGTTACATTGGCTATGCTGTTCATCTGAGCCGCCGTTAATACCTGACCAACTGAAAATGTTGCCATTTACCTATACTCCCTAATAAGCCAGTGAATCTTCATCTAAAATTCCATCAACGGTAGAGTTTAGCAATAAACCTGATGCAAAGGGTTGAGCGCAAGTAAAAGTTACAAGAAAAGATTTAGGGGTTATTTGATAGGTAAGGCCGGCAATAACGCTGTCAGTTACCACATTGCCAGCCGGTAGGGTTTGTGTAACCTGGATTGGGTAAAACATGTCTAGGTTTAAAGCGGCCACAACCCGGCTAGGATCATCCTCGCCAAAGGCATCAACGGTTAATGAATTAAGTTGTATATCAACGCCTTGTTCTTTTCTTGAAGCAATTATCATTTGTGCTTGATTTAAAGCATCTGTGGTTGTTTGCATAATTCCGCTTCTTACGCGGCTATGCTGAAAATAATCATCAATGCTTTCTGTGTCGCTTGCGGTTTGCCCGGCTAAACCTGTTGGCGTTACCGTTACTTTATTGATCATTTGATAATCTGAAATATCAAATTCAACGGCTTGGTAAGTAATATCGCCTGATCCCGGTACATCACTAAATACAGTTGATGTGCCACCTGATGCTGTAATAATGTCTGTGCGTGACATAAATTTTGCGTATCCGCGCTCATCCATATAAAAAGCACCCAAGTCTGTGGCCTCTACAACCTGGCAGGCAGATAATAGTGATCGTGATGTGCCATCATCTGCCTGTACAGTTGTGGTTGCGGTTGTAGAAATATCACGCATACCACCTGGCCAATCTCCGGCATCCAACAAACTTGTAATTCTTTGTGCGGTTGTTTGTCCGGCTGTACCACCTGCAACTGATGTCAAAGTTGTTAAATTTAATAATTGGAATCCATCAACACAATTCAAAGTTACATAAGCCGGATCAAATCCGGTAGGACTTTGATAATTCCATTCTTGAATATAAAACGAACCTAAATTATATGATGTGCCTAAATATTCTGCCGTAAAGCGAATCTTACGCATAGGTTTAATTTTACCGTACAAACTAGATGATGTATTGGCAGGGTTGTATTCACCTGTTTCATCTACAAACACAATTCTTGCTGTGCCGCCCGTAAAAGCATCTGATGATCTATTAAATGCACGGCGGATATAACATTGAGTTACAAGATTTGTAATATTTACAACATCTGCCGCCGCCGTACCTAATACTGAAAAATCCAATGGTGTAGCCGGGTCATCTAAAACTAAAGCGGGATCAAAACTTGCACCACCGCTAAAATCAATTTCTGCCTTAAATATTGCCGCCGGCATTATCTACCCAAATTGCTTAACTGTGTTACCGCGCCTGCGCGATTTAAATTGTACAAAGCATCTTGAATTACTGATTGCAACTCACCTTCTGAAATAACCGATCCAGCCACATTAACATTTACGGTTGTGCCAAAACCGCCCATACGATCTAACGGCACAACCGCTTCTGCCCCTGCCTCACCAATCATTGCAATAGTTGGTTGATTAACAATGCCACCATCTGCAAGTTGTGGTAAATTGCCAAAATTCATATAAGACATTTGTGTTGGCACTACACCTTGACCGTATGCAGGTTTGCCAGTGCCAATAGGAACTGTGTAGTCAATATTGCCCAATATTTTTGGGGCAGTGCCGGATGCGCCACTTAACTGTATTGATGCAATCTGTTGCAATAATGCCAACATCTTGCGTAATTCTTCATTAGCAATAAACAGTTTTTGTAAATACAATACAACTTCAGTTGTGCTAATACCCCATTCTTTTGCCAACATCTCTATTTCTTCAGTTGATATTACGCCATCTTCAATAACTTTTAATACATCAGCATATCTTTGGGCTTCATTAACTGCCGCGGCTGTACCATCTTGTAGTTTTTGTAGTATCTTTACACGCAATTCATCTTCGGTAGATAATTTACGGCTCAACGCGACCTGTAAATTGATGCGATCAATATCAAACATTGCCGACAATTCAGACTTTTTCTTTTCTAATTGTTGTTGCGCAAGTTTTTCTTTTGTGTTTAATTTTTCCGTGGCCAAAATATTTTTTTGTATGTTAGCAATAATTTGATCAAAAGTTAATATCTTTTTGGTTGCTTTGAAACGATCTTCGCGTGCGTTGGCAGTTTGCTTTTCAGTGCTTAATGCTTTTATCCCAGTGTTTTCCAATTTTTGTAATGTGCTAGTTTCGCCAACTAATCCCTCTACCGCTACTTTTGCCAATTCTAAATAAACGCCTAAACCTTTTTCTTTTGTGGTCGCGGCAATGCCTACAAAAATATTGCTAAATTGTCTAGCCGCAATTTCTAAGTCTGTGCCTAAATCTTTAATTAAAGGTTGTCCACCCGAAATGATGGCATAGGCGTTTAAGAATCCTGTGCCTAAAGTTTCGGTGGCTTCACCTGCACTAATTCTAAATGCTTTCATTTGGCCATCAAGTGTTAATGTTGATTGCTCTGCCGCGCCTTCATATTTTTGCAATAACTGTATTGTCTTGGCAAAACCCATTGTCTTGGCTTCTGCGGCTGTAATGCCAATGCCAAGTGTGCCAATAGATTTGTAATTTCCTATTGCCGCTTTGGTAATTGCATCTAAAACAGTACTTAAATCTTTACCTGTACCAGCACTGGCATCTAAGGCTAGTTTTAATAATTCCTGGGATGATTGAACATCACCGGTTTGTGCAACCAATTGTTGAAACGCCGGTACAAGTTCATCTTCTGTAACATTGGTAGTAGTCTGCAATGATTGTATAAATGAAGTTATTTCAGATGCTAATGCACCTTGTCCAATGCTAGATAAAGTTAATTGTAATGATTTATCTAAACGCTCTTGCGCCAAAGCCGCCGATATTGATCTTTTAGTGAAAATGGCTAATCCAGCCGCCGCCGCTACACCACCGGCTTTAGCAAAAGCGCGCAATCTAAATGATCCAGTTGCAACTACTTTGTCAAAACCTTTTAATTCTTTTGTGGCGCGCTCTAATCCTTTTTTGTCAAACTTTGTAAGGAAGTTAATCGCTACATACTGACTTAATGCCATTTTAACCCCTAAAGTTTTCGCCTAGATATTTTTTAAGCACACCGTATAGATTATCATTTACTTGGCCACCTAACTGTTGTGATGCCCTGTAAATCAATCTTTTTTCATTGTAACCTGCCGAGTTTGCCGTACCTTGCAATTTACCAATAAATGATTCACTAGCGTTTCTATTTCGGCTAACACGCCTAGTTCTACTTCTTGATTTAGAAGTACCAAAACCTGCTAATTCATAAATTATACCTGGTACTGATTTATTAACTATGGCCAAAGCCGTAACTGAAAATGTTGTGCCTTTAACTCTTTGTACTTTTGTTTTCGCCGAACTAACTCTAATGCCGCGTATAACTTCAGTTTGTGACCACTTCCACCGGCTTCTTTTGTTTTCGCCGATAGTTCTACCCCTATGGGCTTGGTCGTTAGCCCACCCCCATTGTGCCGGATAATTTGGCTCAACATCACGCCAACCTGGAAATGGTGAATGTGGAACAAAACTTTGTGCTAATTTTGCAACAGGCTTTACTGATTTAGTTAATTCACGCCTAAATTCTTTATGTAATTCAGGTTCAAATTTTTTCATTGTAGCCAATAGTTGATCTAAGTTTTCCACATAGATGGAAGTTAATGACCTATTCGGTGCTATTGGCATTATTTCCGCCTTACTGTTGCCTTTTTATTGTTAAATGAGCGTTCTTGTAAGATGGCTTTAATTGCTGAATAAATCGCTGGATCAACTTCTAATAAATCTTTAGGGCTGATACCGGTTGCTACCGACACGGTAGCGACTTCATAAATTGAGCCGTGTCGGTCTATCCATTTTTTGGATCATAAACCAAATCAACATCTAAAAATTGATTTATGTAATCATCACCAAATGCGAGATCGGTTTTGCCGGCATCTTTTTCTAAACGCCAAGCAAACCACCATAAATCAGATTCCATTTGTAAATCACTTAATCTCTTACGCCATCCTGTTTTAAATTCGGCTTCAAATGCCACTTTTACTGACGGCGTAAGATCATAACTAATTTTCTTACCATCTTTTTTAACAATTTCAATTTTGTGCATTGACCCACCCTTTTCCTTTTACGCGCTAGTTGATTTTGTTAAGGCTGTTACTGGAATTGAAACGCTTACACTTGCTACTGAATCAATAGCACCATTCACAGGTGTCCATGATGAAATCAAGCATGACATTGTGTAACTTGGATTGGTAGCGGTTACCGTTCCTGCAACTGGTATCAATTTGATATTCAGTTTAGTACCCAACGCATCTTCAAATAGTGAGTTCACAGATGAAGCGGCAAAGTCATTGTAAAGTTCCAGCGACAGTGTAGGTCTTTCAACGCCACCTATCATGTTCTGTATATTATCTGACATGGCTGTGATTTCTACTTGATCAATTTCGCGTGTAAGGCTTACAGTGCTGACATGATCAGTAATGGTAGTTGTACCTACGATCACGGCAACTTTGTTTCCCATAAATATGGCCATATTTTTCCTCTTTTCTTAACCTATCAATTCAACTGAATATTGATAACTTAGGTAATCAATATTAGCGGAAGTTATCGTGCCAGGGCTTGCAGACACAACCCTGAGTGTTTGTACAGCACCGCTTAATGTTTTATCAGCCTCAATTGCGGTTTTGATTGAAGTTGAACCGGATGAAGCAAGTAGCCCATCCAATCTCTCTTGTCCATTCCGTTCACTCATTCTACCTACCACAACAATTACTTGACATGTGGCTGAATCAAATCCCCGGTTTAATGTAAAATCATAATTCATGTTTAATTGGCCAACAATGGCAAAAGCATTGTTTGTAGGTATGTTGGTTGAATCAGGTACATAATCAAATACGCGCAAACCACTAATACTTTGTAAAGCAGTTTTTAAATTATCTCTTACTGTGCTTGGTGTCATGCCACTACTTCTTTTTTATATGCCCTAACCATTGCTGTTACATCTCTACCCAAAGGTGACATTCTAACAACACCTAAATCACCTAAGCCTAAAATTCCACCTGGCGCATCTTTACGCTTGTATAGATCGGCAGTAAGAATTAGACAGGCCATATTTATGTCATCCGGTACTGATGGCCAACCCCATTTGGCAGTTACTTGTACGCCTGGGCGTAATCCATTTTGTGTCAAACCTGGGAATATTGGCCATGTTTCAGTATTGCTTACCATTGTCAATTGTGTGTATGGTCTATTCAAAGATGGTGCGGTTAAAGGGTCTAAAATATAATCTGTATTTAAAGTTAAGGTTTTGGCGTATGTACCGTTGCCGTTTGAATCGGTTTTGACAACTAAATCAGTTGTACTACCAATATCATCTACATAAACAAAAATATCTGAATAAGCACGGTAAAGCCGTGCGGATGCCGTTGCATCTAAATAAAATCTTCTATTAGCAATACGATCAATTGACCTTGATGCTGATTCAATCAAATCTTCTAACAAATCATTATCAGTGTTATCTGATATAGACATGTAGGCTTTAATTTGAGTTAATGTTGCATATCCATTTGTTATAGCCATGATCGGTATCCAAATCCTGTACTGCCCTGGGTCATTAGACAAACTCCATTCTTTAAATACCGATCATAGTTAGAATCCAGGCCACTGGAAGGGTAGCGGCCTGGAAACTTATTGGTTTAGA